ACAGCTGAACCTACAAAAATAAAAGTTCAAGAAATATTTCACTTTTCTCCTCAAGCAGCATACAGATTTTTTGATACAACATCTGCAGTTAACTACTTAAACAACCAATTTTCTTTTGAATCTTTTACACCAGAAACTGTTTTTTACGTTTTGCCTGTTTTTGAAGACTTGCTGAGAGCAGGTCAATTAGATATATCAAACAGAGTAAGAAGAAGCAATTATTCATATAGACTTCAAGGTCAAAATCTAAGAATATTTCCAAGGCCTACACAGAATAACCCGTTAAATCTTTTTATCAAGTTTACATTTCCTTCTCAGCCATATCAAACTGCTTTGCCTTATGATGACGAGACAATAGACGGCGTTTCAAATATATCAAATATTCCATTTGGAAACATAACTTACAGCAAAATAAATGCTATGAGTAGACAATGGATAAGACAATATACGATGGCACTATGTAAAGAGACACTTGGGCTTGTAAGATCAAAGTTTAGCACCGTTCCTATTCCTGGAAGCGACTTATCTATGAATGGTGCAGATTTAATTAGTCAAGGAAGAGAAGACAAGACTAGACTATTAGAGGGCCTTAAAGAGACGTTAGATAGACTCACATATCAGAAGTTATTAGAAGCTGATGCAGCTCAGTCTGATACTATGCTTAGTATACTTAAAAAAGTACCTATTCCTAACGGAAGAGCAATTGTTATAGGATAAACATTATGGCTAGATTATTTGTTGGACAAAGAGAAGTAGACTTTTTTGCTGATTTAACAAAGGAGTTAATAAAAGACGTAGCTGGTCAAAAAATCTTTTACTATACAGTTAGAGAAGACTTGTCTGACGTTCATGAAATATATGAAGAGTCAATTGAAAAAATATTTAATCCTCCTATTGAAATAGAAGGAGCAATTGAATGGCAGCCTTCAGAAGTAAAAACTACAAGATTTGGTACAGAAAGCATAAAGACAATTACTGTTTATCTTCATTATAGAGACCTTTTAGATCGAAATATTGACTTTAAAGAAGGTGACTATTTTTCTTATGGTTCTTACTTTTTTGAGGCAACATCTATTATATATGACAAGTTAATATTTGGTCAAATTGAAAGAGTTGTCTCTATGAAAGTAACAGGTAAGCAGACAAGAATTCATCATGTTAACAAGACGCCTCATGGTCCAATAGATGAAATATTTACAAATTCTGACGCAATCCAGACAACTTTTGAGCAGCAAAGAGGTATTCCAGACCACGACATAAGAAGACTTCAAAAAGACAAAGTACTTGAATCTCCGATTAGTGGTGCAAGAAAAGTTGCACCTGATGGTACTGAAAAGAGTGTTAACGGAATTGGCTCTTCGTTTTATGGAGAAGACGAATGAGTTCAAGTTTTAATTTAAATTTAAAAAATAGATATGCTCCTACTGGCTATGAAGGAGAAAACTATTCTAATTACGTTATTCCTTCATGTGGTCTAGAAGACGTCGACAAAGCTATATTTAATCTTTTTGACAAAGATATCCCACTGTACTACACACTTCAGGGAGAAACTAAAAAGATTCCTGTAATATTTGCTACTGGTGAACGTTTTGCTCTATTAAGAAGAAAAAAGCCTATTGTTGATAGAAACGGAGCACATGTATTACCTCTTATATCAATAACAAGAAATAGTGTTGATAATGTCCCGACAAAGGGAATATCAAACAATCAAATGTTTCCACATGTTTTTACAAAAAGAATATCTAGAAAAGATTTAGAATATCGCCAGAGAAAAAACTTTGAAAATTTGTCTAATATAGACGGTGTAGATCTTGAAAATGAAGACACTGATATTTCTTTAAAGCCTAAGCTAGATAGAAATATTGTAGAGACAATTGAGATTCCACCTGTTAAATATTTTGGAGCGAATTACGAGGTTACAATATGGTCATCTTTTACGCAACAGATGAACAAAATATTAGAGACGATAATGAGTTCTTACACACTTAATCCTGGGCAGCAATTTCGCATAGAAAGTGATACAGGATATCATTTTTCTGCTCACGTTGAGTCATCATTTAGTCAAGATGCAAATTACTCTGATTTTACAGACGCTGAAAGATATATTAAATACAGCATAACAATAGGTGCAATAGGCTATATTATAGCGCCTAACATAGAAGGTGGCAAAACTGCTTTAAGATCTTTTTTAAGTGCTCCTGAAGTTAACTTTGAGACGTTTTCTGGCATTGAAGATGTTTCTCCGCAATCAATTGGTGGTGTATTTGACCCTGATCCTGATGCGCATATATTTAATGATTTAAGAACAGAAGACAGTCCTATACCTGCTCAAAGAGTTGGACAAGATAGTGCTGAAAATCTTTCTGATATGTTAGGTTATGATTCTTCTAGAGCAAGCGTTGTTAATATAGATAAGGAAAAATATTCATCAGACTTGGTAGGAAGAAGGGGATCTGATTACAAGAAGAAGAAAGTAAGCCATGTTAGAAACAGCGAAGGCAAACTAATTCCTGTAGAAATAAAGAGTAGTCAAGGTCAAGGAGAAACTGTATATGACGCTAGGCTTGGCGAGATTTTATTTAATATTTCAACAAATAAAGAATAATTAAGAAATAAATTAATATTTATATTACGAATAAGAATTATATTAGGAGAATAGAACCATGGCTGAACAGACATTTAAGTCTCCGGGATTTTTTGAGAGAGAAATCGAAATTATCTCTAGACCTTTAAATAGAAATCTGGCAACACCAATTGGAGTTATAGGACCAGCTACAAAAGGACCAGCATTTGTCCCGACTACAGTATCTTCGACACAAGATTTTATTAGAATTTTTGGTAGCCCTGATCAAAACAGATCTTCTGCACATGCAATTGCAGAATATTTTGAAAACGGAGGTCAGGCAGCAACTTTTTGTAGAATTTTAGGAACAGGAAAATCTTCATCTTCGGGCCCAAGCTTTGCAGGATTTAAAGTTGAAGGAACAGCTCTTACAGATGCAACAAGAGCAAAAGGTGCTGTTCAGTTTATCGTAGCAGATCATAGAGTAGATCCTGCAGAACATATCACTCTAGGCATTTTAAATGACAACGACTCTGTAACAACAGACGGAGGAGACACCGAACCAGCCAATGGTGTTGCTGCTAATGTAGATACAGTACAGCTAGTTAGAGCTATGGTTTTTATGCATAAAGACTATACGTTAAGAATTACAACAACAGGCGGCAGTGATCAAGACGGCGATGACGTTGCTAATATTGATACTGCAGGTCTTTTTGATTTAGTAATTGCTTTAGCTTCTGATGACTCTGTTCAAAGTCAAGTAACAGTTTCTTTAGATCCAGCAAGTGAAAGATATATTCATAAGGTTTTAAATACTGATCCTTTTGCTTTTGATGACAAAAAGCACTTCTTGTACGCAGACTTTCCTGTAGATGAAGCAATTGCATCTACAAAAACTTTAAACTTAAACCCCGGCGCCGGCGAGGGCGAAGACTCTGACGTCAATGACGCAGCAGAAACATTAATTGCTGCTGTTGTTAGAGGAGACGCAACAAGGTTAAATAAATACGGCGACTTTACAGCAAGATTTTCAGCACCTAGATCAACACAGTTTATCTCTCAGCCTATTGGTACAGTAGAATATCCTCTTTTCCACGTTGAGTCTCTTGATGATGGAGCTTATGCTTCATCAAAATATAAGATTTCAATTGCTGACTTAAGAGCATCAACAGAAAAGAATTATAAATACGGCTCTTTTTCTCTTCTATTAAGAGACTTATATGACACAGACGACAAGCCAGTTGTTTACGAGTCATATCAGAATTGCTCTTTAGACCCAAGAGCAAAGAACTTTATTGCAAGAGTTATTGGAGATCAAAAAGTCAGCTTATCACTTGATGTTGATGATGATGACGAAAAGCGCCTTGTAAGAGAAGGAACATTTGCAAATCAGTCAAAGAGAATCCGCGTTGTTATGTCAGAAAACGTTTTACGAAGCGAGGTTCCTGACGAGGCGCTTCCTTTTGGATTTGCAGGTATTCCAGCGCTAAGAACAACTTCTGATGGTAAAGACTCTAGCAATGCTGGCCCTAACACATTTTTAGTAGGAAATGGAGTTGATGTTGACGGTAATGCTACAAATGAATTAGGTAGCTCTCTTTTACCTCCTCTTCCTTATAGATCAAAGGTTACAAGAGGCTCTATGAAAAAAGGCGCAGCATATTTCCAAACTTTCTTTGGCCAGACTCTTGAAAGTGGACAAAAAGTTACAGAAGAAAGCACTAGAACAAGTTTATATTGGGGTCTTTTAAATACAAGAGTTTCTGACATTAGCAATCCAAATAGCGGATCAACAGTAACACAATGTTCTAGACTAACTGAAAATCTTTGCAAGATGTTAACAAATGACGATGATCTTAAATTCTTAGGATCTGATGCAGATGCTTTTAATAACAACAAGTTTTCTTTGGCAAAAGTTGCATTCCCAGGTTCAACAGTTGCTTCAATTTCAGGTTCTGCAGTTGATGCATTCTTGGAAGCTGTTTATGTTAGAAATGCAGACGTTGGCGCGTCAAATGGTCTTTATGATGCAGCTAGTCATACAATTAACATGAATTTTGCAG